ATAGTATTTTAATATTAATTCCCATAAATTATTATTTTTAAATAAACTAGGAGCAAAAATTTGTACAAATTCTGGAGTTATATTTCGTGATATACGTTTGCCAGGACTAACATCTTGAATATATTTTGTTATTTTTGTTTCATCAAAAATATCGTCTGCTAATTCTTTAAATATATTATTTTCTTTAAAACTAAAACATGTCATAAAAGATTTTGAATAATATTCCCATTCTTCTTCATTCTTTCGTTTTGGTTGACTTTTACATAATTTTATATTCTTTTCTTTTAAATAAACATAAACATGTTCTTCTAATTCTTCTGGTTCAAATTGGTCTGGAGCACTTTGCATTACTTGATCAAATTGATCTGGTTTCAAATATGCATCAAATGAAGCTAATTGAACCATTATATTAAGTGACGCAGCTTTTCGCAAATCATCTGAATTTAATTCACCATCTTCTTGAAAATACATATGGTTAAATTGTTTTTCTTCATATTCATTTAATATATCACACATTAATCCAAAATAATTTTCAAGATGTTTTGTACGATCATCTACAATTAAATCATGTGGAACCCTATCTATACCATGATCACAAAACCAATCTTCTTTATATCCAGGTTTACCAGCAGCTTTTATTATAGTTTTTAAATATTTTTTTATATATTCTCTTTTCACAATATATTTATTATTATTTTTTGTATCTCTTTCAATAAAAAGAGCATTTGATTTTATTTGATTACAACATTTATGAGATGGTCTCATTTCTAAACATGATAACAACAATTGATAAGGATTTAGTAAAACTTCATTATTTTTAATTGTTAACTCTTTTTTTTCCTTACTTTCTGTAGTGTATTTTATGTTTAAATCTTTACCATCTTTAGTTACCATTTTTAATGAACCTTCATGAATATTAATTTCTTTTAATTTTGATTCTGGATTTTTTGGATCGTCTACATATGTGGTTGTGGTATCACTTTGTAATTTACCATATTTAATAATAGCACCTGTTGTATTTTTTTTAACAAGCATACCATATTGAGCTGCAAATGAAAATGGTAATAAATGTTCAACCTCCATTTCATAAAGCTTTTCTTGATTAATTAAACCACCACAAATATAACACTTCCATTTTTCACCTATCATTTTAGTATCTTCAAAACAATCACTCCATCTTTCGTCTTGTATTATTTGACATATAAATTTTTCGTCATCATTTGTTGTTTCTGGTTTTGGTTGACATTTTTCTGAAAATTCTTTATTTAATAAATCATTTAAATGATAAGCATATTTCATTTGTAATGCTGTATTTTCTTCAATATCTTGTCTTTTTAACATATTGTTACCATATAAAGCTTGAAAAGCTTCTTTACCTGAAGGCGGAGGAGTTCCATAAACATTAGATGAATTTGATTTATTAAAAGCAGACATAAATATTATTAATTATATATTATTGTTATTATTTTTTTTATAATATAAAATATACCATGTACGTATATTTTATAAACCTTCTTAATAAACATGTAAAAATACGCCGTCTGGGAATCGAACCCAGTGCTCATCCTTGGAAGGGATAAATGTTACCAGTACACCAACGGCGTTACGACAGCTACAGGATTTGAACCTGTGCGGCAATTTGCCAACGGATTTCAAGTCCGTCTCCTTAACCACTCGGACAAACTGTCAATTGGGCTCAGCGGGGAATTGAACCCCGGACCTCCCGCACCCAAAGCGGGAATCATACCACTAGACCACTAAGCCCTAAAATATAATCTATAGTTTTCTTTAAATCATTTGAAAATATTACAATATTGTCGACAGTTTACATATTTTTTTATTAATTTGTTTAATTAATGTTTTTGACCATAATAATAACCAATAATATGACATAATAATTAAAATAATATTGGTTATTTTTGGAAAAATATTAACATAATAATGTAATAAATAATTAAATGTATAATAAGGGAATAAATAACAGCGAATATAAAAATATTGTATATACATAAAAATATCAAAATATATAGATAAATTTTTTTGCTGCTTTAAATGATCTCTTATATTTGAGAAAATTGTAGTATATTCTAATATTGCAAATGTAAATAACATTAATTTAAATTGTTCATAAGAATAATCTCCATATTTAAATATATAAAATTGATACATAGTTACAATATGATGTGGAATATAAAAATAGCGATTATAATTAACAATTTCCCAAATAATATCCATTATGTAATAACAAAAACAAGTATTACTAATAAGAGGTCTTAATGTTATCATAAATGTTGTTTCGTCGTAAAAAATGTATGATACAGGTGTTAATGCAAATAATATATTAAAAATGATATTCCACCATGTTTCTATCATCTGTATGAAAGTATGCAATAACATTTAAATTATATTTTTACGTAATATGATAATATTTTTTATTAATTTGTTTAATTAATGTTTTTGACCATAAAAATACCCAATAATATGACATTAAAATTAATAGTACATTCATTATTTTTGGTGTTGTATTATGATAATGAAACATTAAAGTATATGAATAGATTACGGATAAATAACAACGAATATAAATATATTGAAAATACAGAGCAAGATCAATAAATACATGTAATTTATTTATTTTCTTTAAATGATCTCTAATATTTAAAAAAAGAGTAGTATATTCTAACAAACCAACACCAAATAACATATAATGTAATTCTTCGTAATTATAATCATGGTTTTTAAACATATAAAACAAATAAAGACAACAAATGTGATGAGGAATATAAATATAACGTTTGTAATTAACAATTTCCCAAAATGAATCCATAGCATAATAAAGATAACCACTATTTGTAATTAATGGTCTTGCAACTTGCATAAAAGTATTTTCATCCAATAAATATTTTGTAAGTGGAGTTAAAGAAAATAGCGCATTAAAAATCATATTCCACCATGTTTCTATCATCTGTATGAAAGTATGCAATAACATTTAAATTATATTTTAATGTAATAAAAAACATATAATTCAAAAATATATGGATATATATATGGATATATATGGATGTATTTTTATAAATTAACGTAACATGATAATATTTTTATTTGATTTCGATTTTTTTAAATCATTAATCATAATTATTTGATTTTTCATATTATATTTATAATAATAAATGAAAGTATATGTACATGAATGCTTAGTATTGTTAATACTATTGTTAATAATATTATTAATATTTGTATTGGTATTGATTGAAAGCATATTTATATTTATTATTTAATATATTATTTTAAATAAAAATCAATTTTTTTAATTTTAACAAAAGATGTAGGATTTGAACCTCCGCGCCCATTGATAAATGAGTTAGTAACTCTACTTTGATGTCATATTGTATTAACTAAAATATGTTATATATACCATTTAGTTCTTTATCAAAACAAGTAAAATATAGAATTCCAAAACCCAAAAATAATCCTCTATGGATAAGATATTCATTTAATGGAAATAAAAATGGTGCATATAAAGGTATTAATTGTACATAACCTTTTTCAAAACAAGTAGAAAAAAGATACAAAATAGTTAAAACTATTGTTTTTAGATATATCCAATTATAATCTACTTTTACTAATTTTGCATTATTTACCTTCCAATTAGAAAAATTAAATGTAATTATTAATAATAGTATTCCTAAAAAAGATATATAATCATAAATAGTTTTAAATGGATAACATGTTTTGAATAACACTAAAATATTAATATATAATATTATAGGTCCAATATAATTATTAAAATAATAATTATTATAATTCAAAGCATATATTATTCCAAACATTCCAAGTATTACCAATATTTTTTTTTCAAAATAACGACTTCCAAATTTATCATATTTTAAAATAAAATATATAGATAATAACAAAATTAGCAATACTAAAAAGCTTACAATTTTATATTTTGTTATAAAATAACAAATAGACAGTATAAAAATACCTAATAATAGGTCTTTAATTATGTCAAAATTATACATATATATAATTAATATTATATATATATTATACCACAACCGACAGCTGCAGGATTCGAACCTGCGCGCCCATAGGGCAATGCCTTAGCAGGGCACCGCGTTAACCTCTCCGCCAAGCTGCCACCTCCATATTAATTATAGTCGTTTATTTAAATTAGTTTGTAACACAAATATTTAATGAATGACCTAACCACATAAAAATATGTAGTGATAGATGATATATATACCATTTTTTATTTTTTTTATTATATTGATCAACAGCATAAGCATAACATGAAGCACCTGTAAAATAGAAAGAAGAAATAATATATTTATAAATAGGTATATTTATATTCCATGACATATTTCCTATAAATAACCCCATTGCCATATTAGCACTTATAATATCTGCTGTTCTCCAAAAATCATAACGAGGTTTAGACCAAAATTTATATGCTATAGTTGAACCTATAAATAATGATGAAGATAATAAATATTGTTTTTTTGAATAAGCATGAATTCCAGGAATCAAATAAAATAATGATGAAATCATTAAATTTTTATTTTCATTATTAAATATTTCTATTTCATTATTATTTTCTTCATCTTTCATTATGATATACTATTATTATTACATTTTAAATTATTTTAAATTATAATAATCACGAAATTGTTTATCAAAATCTTTTACACATTTATCAAATTTTTTAATATAAAATGAACATTCATTTTCATTTTCTAATCTTTTTAAACAATCATTTACATATAAATGATAATGATCACATTTTTCACGAATTTCTTCATCATATTTTATTTGAAGTCTTATAAATCTATTTTTTAAAAATTTTTCAAACATTTATATTATATATAACATATGATATTTTACTATAACTTACTGTATTTTTCACATTCTTCAATATAATTATCATTTTGATAAATACCTCTTCCTACAATAATAATATCAGTATCGACATCATCTACAGTTCTATAATTTTGATCTTTATCATTCTTCTTTTTAATATTAATACCTGGTGTCATACATAACATATCTGGTTCTTCAATACGTTTTTGAGTTATAAAACCAATAATATTTTTTTTATATTTTTTTGATAATTCACTTACAATATCAGTATAATCAAAATTATTATTTGACATATTTGCTACTAATAAAACTCCTGATAAACTTTCAACAACTGATGAATTAACATTTCCCATAACAGTAATCATATCAACCCAATTACAATATTTTTTATATTGTTTTTGGACTGTATATGAAATATCGACGAATTTTCTATC